GGGGAAAATCGGTATCTTATTGCTTTAAAAACAATTCAAAAAGTAGGAGTTTGGGAGTATTATGGTTAGAGCAGAAGAAGTTTTCCGCACCATCGGAGGCAACATCATCCGTTTTCGTACTGGAGGCGGAATGTCTCAAGAAGACCTAGCAAAGAAGTCGGGAGTGGGTCGCAGTACCATCCAAAGCATGGAACGTGGTGAACCCTGTACAGTTACTCATTTAATCAAAATTGCCGAAGCGCTCGGCGTGAACCCGGCCGATCTTTTCTTGTCGCCAAAGGATCACAAAGAGATTACCTATAAGACCAAGTTGCTTATAGAAAAAATCACGGAGGTTCTGAATCTAAAATAAATTTAGGGGGTAAACCATGATTCAGATCATTGGCTTAATGGGGGCCGCCTATATTTTTACAAGGATGTTTATTGAGTTTATCCGAAATCATCCGGGTGAATCTAAGTCCACCGATTTTATTATAAAGGCGCTCGCATTATTGACGGCTTTTTTCGCGGCCGCCTGTGCCTTTTTCCTCCTCGTTCAAGGTACTGATATAGACCCGGCTAAAATTTTGGGGAGGTAACGATGTCCATCATGGCATTGTTTCAGGGGTTCCCATGCCCGGAGTGCGGGCAGATGATCATGGCCTCGGAGGTCAAGGGACTGAATGAGCCCGGCCTAGCCGTGACAACCTGCCAATGGTGCGGCGCGGAGATTCAGGTCACTACCGATCCCGCGTCCGGGGAGATACGAGCGGAGAAGAAGAAGCCAAGTTGAGGCATGGGCGCTTATCTCAGGGGCCGCTGGTGGTGGTATCGGCGCATGATCGACGGGCACCGCGTCTATCGTTCGCTCAAGATCAAGCGCGGCCAGGAGGCGCTCCTCTCGGGTCGTATGCGCCAGGTCGATGATGAGATAACGGCGGCGCATTTCGGCCTACCCGCGATTGGCCGCGGCGCTATCCGATTCTCTAAATATACAGAAACCTACATTGAACAGAAGCGCCATAATAAGTCCGCCTACCAACTCCAGCATCGGCTAGGTATTATCTGTAGATCATGGCCGGACCTACCGCTCGGGCAATATGCGCCCGCGCACGTGCGCGAGCTGGAAGCGGCCCTATTCGAGCGCAATCTAAAGCCCGCAACCGTGAACAGGTACATGGAGCTTTTGCGCAACCTGTTCAACTGCGCCATCGGGGACGGGGCGGCGACAGCGAATCCTATCCGCGCATATCAGCCGTTCGCCGAGGAGGGTGAGCGATGCGCACTCTCGGATGATGAGCTTGGCCGGATCATTGAAGTCGCCCGCCGGATGGCAGAGAAGCCCCTGAACGGAGTCCAGGCCGTGTTTTTAGACATGGCTCTCCTATCGCTGGCGACGGGGATGAGGTTGGGGTTGATTGTGAATCTTAGGCGGGAATACGTCCGCGAGGACTTATTGGTCGTCCCGATATCGCAGACGAAAAGCAAGCGGCGCGGGGCCGGGATGGGCCACGGCGAGAAAGTCAAGATCATCGTGCTTTCACCGCTCGCACAAGAGATCATAGGCAGGCAGGAATCGAAGGATGATTACGTTTTCCCGATGAAGTGGCGGGACAGCAACGCCATCGGGCTCACCGTTCTTAAGATAAGAAAGGAAACGGGGATCCCGGACTTCACCTTCCATCAGTTCCGGCATACGGCGAGTACCTTCGTCGGCGAGCACTCATCCCTGGCTGTGGCGAAGGCGATCCTGGGCCATGCAGACCTCAAGACGACGCTCCGATACACGCACCCCGGACTCGCGGAACAGAGGGAATCGGTGGCAAAATTGGGGACACACCTTGAGGAGTTGACGCGCAAAAGATTGATAAATCAGGATGATACGGAAAAGCTCGGATAGCTTCGAGTCCCCTCTTCGGCATTCCCCCATCCCGCCTGAAAGGGCGCTCCATATCAGGGGAGCCCGTGTTCATTGCGTATCATTTTACATCAAAGTATTCAATGTTCCAGAATAAAATGATGGCAAATTTGGGGACAAAAAAAGCCCCCGGTTTCCCGGAGGCCAATATGTCACTCTGATTAGACGCGGTGCAATGCGCGTGCATTATGGTTTATAATTCTTGGGCCATGCCCCAAATTTTGTCCTATATGCCCCACTTATTGCCTTGATCGTCGCGGTCTGGCAAACCGTATCCGGCGGATAGACGCCGGGGAGATGTTCGAAGTTTATTAGTCTGTCCCTGCCCCCCCTCGTGGTCGGATAGTTCGATAGGATATACGTCGCCATCTTCGCCCATGTCTCCGCCGAAGGCCGCGCCCCCTTGTCCCGCTTGTCGCACTTACTGTTACCCGAATAGCACCCATCATCGGAGAAGATTTTGCGGATGGGGTTCTTGCCCCATCCCCAGAGTGCTTGGTCAACATCGGCTCCGAATGGACGCTCCGGCCCTTCTGCCGCGCCCCCGCACCCGTGAATCTCTCGATACATATCGAGCTTGGCCTCTTCCCCGAATGCTACGCCGACATCCTTCTTGATGAAATCGAGCGGGCAATATCCGGTGTCGTCATATTCATTGTTGCCGAGATACTTCCGTTTCATCATCGTCGCGCCATAGGTCATGCGGTTGAAGTCCAGTTTGCGGAGTTTGATGTAGGGGAAGATGACGCGCTTGGCAAACGCGGGGAAGGCCGCATTATTCATCTCGTTCCCAAATGCCCAGATAATGTCCGCGTCCTTGAACCTGAGAGTCATTGTCGACACCCACCGCTTTGTGTAGACGTCGGCGGCGGGGTCATAGAGCGTCGTGATGCCCTGCGTGTTCGAGACCCAGGGCGACCACTTGGAATAGCCGCCGTGGAACTGGCAGTTGTCGAATAGGCAAAACATGACCGTCATATTCAGGCCGTTTATAATCTCGATGACCCGCTTAACGATAGGGAAGTAATGCGTGTTAAATGCGCTCAAGTCCCATTTGTCCCGTGAGGTATCGAGGAAGTAGGGCTGGAATTGAGACGCCTTGCCGTACTTGTGCGACCCCCAGACTCCCCACGGAAGGCAACGGACGAAGTTGGCCCCGGCATCGGCAATCGCCTTAAGGTGTTTCGTCAGCGCCGTTTCGTCCAGAATCCATGCCTGCCCGTTGAAGGTTACAAACTTCGCGTCATCCTGGAATAGGCCCATGAGGCCATAGCCGATCCCGCACTTGTCATCAGCGAACATCACTCCTCCCTAGACACAGCAGTAGGCCACTCGGCAGGTCGCCGTATTGGCATCCGCCTTGTGCTCTATTTTTAGACTAATATTAAAATTCCAAACCCCCCAATAAAGCTCATTTACGGCAGGGGATTCCCCGGCTATCTTGGCCGCCATGTCCGTTATTATGGCCGTCCCATCAACCGTTATCTTGAGGAGTTGGTATTTTGCATCGGCCATGTTCCCCCCGGTGAACAGGATGGCTTGACCTTTTCCCGTAAGATCGACGACGGTCTCATAGGCCCCGCCCCCGCTGTGCGTGTCTGTAGCCGCCGTTGTGTAAATCATTTCCCCTCCCCCTGCCCCCGCCGTTAGTGAGCTAAGGCGTGTGTTGATATTTCGGAGTGCAGCTTCGTATTCTTTTTTACTGGGCCAGGCATCGCTCATGCGCGTCCTCCTCGAATGGAAAGCCGATCCCCCGGACACTCTCTCGCGGCCGGAATGGCGGGTCGCTCACGAGTTCCACGACGTGCCGCTCCGCCGCCGGGACCGAGGGCACGATAAGATCAAATATCGGCGTGCGCACGACAGCGATCCCGTGGTAAACGTCCCAGCTCATCGGCATCGAAAGAAGCCCCTGGAGGATATCGGCCAAAGCCTTATTCGTCGTCCAGGCCAAATCCATCCGCTCGGCCGCAACTAGGATCGTATCCTGACAATAGAAGGCGTGGGGAATGTGGAACCCAACCCGCAGGCCCGCATAGCGAAGGACGGGATTCGCAAATGGATGGCCCTGGACTCTTATATGCCTTTCGCCGACAATCGTATGCTTGGAGTTCAGGGCCGCCTGCCATATCGGGTCAAAATATCCTTTGGCCCAAGTCGCGCAAAAGAACTCCCGGCAGCATTTTGGGAACCCCAGAAGTTCGCCCTGTGCGTCATTATCGCCCCGCTCGAAAGCCGCCTTGAACCTCAGGGTATCCGCAAGCGTCTTGGATATGATGACGCACAGGCTAGCCCGCTCGCCCGCCCGTGGCTCCTCGTGCCGGTGAGCAAATCCGTTAAAGTTTCGAACTCGCTTGATCGGCAGACTGACAAGCCCCTGTTCAGCCCAAGTCGCCGCAAGTCTCGGGAATTGGTCCTCGCCTATCGTCTGCCATGCGCAAGGCCGATGTCCCGCCGCGACGCTCGAAACTTCAAGGTCCGATACCATCGCCCCGATTTTGGGGATGATAGGAGCCCATTCTTTTCGCGCCTCTTCGCTCAGCCAGACAGTCCGGCATGACGGCGCCAGGTCAAGTCCCGGAATCAGTTTCATTTCAGACATCGGTATGATCTCCGTGTGGCTTATCCCCGTGCTCGTCGCCGTGCGCATCGCCGTGGCCGGAGCCTCCGGCCCATTTTCGCGCCCGTTCGTTCGAGTCCTTGAACTTAATATCCGGCATGATACCCCGCAATCTGGCCCGGACATGAGCGAAGAGCATCTTATATGCCTCGCAGAACCGGGTCCGGTTCCGCCAATCATTGTCGATACCCGCACCTCCGCAACCCCCGCTGCAAATACTCCAGAACTCGCATCCCTTACAGCCGCCGAGTTCCTGGGGGATCATCGCCAGGGCATGAACCCTTTCAGCACCGGGCCCCTCTGCGGCGAGCGCCTGAATCCCGTCCAGGGCCGCCCCCCCCTTGAGGCAGACACCGATGCCGCCGTCCTCCATGATGGCCGTCTCGGCTTGGGTCCGCCAGATATCGCAGCCGTTGAACGTGCAGGTCGAATCGCCGCCCTCGATGAGCATCTTCACGACGTCCCGGTAGGGATACCAGGCCCGCCCCGGATCCCCGAAGCAGAGATTCGCAAGCTGGACGAAAGCCGATCCCAGCTCATTGGGCGTCAACTCCTCATCCCGGAACCGGTCCTCATAAACGATGACTTCATTAGTTCGGACTGACCGGATTCCCATGTTCTCCAGCCGGAGCAGGAACATCTCCGTAGAGCCAATAATATCCGGGGCCGCGTTGTATCGGCGGAGAAGCACGATAGCCGATACGCACAGTCCGGCTTCCACGGCCCGCTCCATATTTTCGAGCGTCTTATGTGTCAGCTCTTGAATCTTGCCGGGTGTCAGGTTGCCGTCATTCCAGCGGCCCTGATTCGTCACCGCCGTATCACCATCGATTGAAACCCCAACCCCGACGTTGAACTCCTTGAACATCGCCAGGTGTTCATCGGTTATAAGGACGCCGTTTGTCTGGATGGATGCCTTCCCATAAAGTTCGAACATCGTTTTAAGAATCGTTCGCAAATCGGTCAGCGGGAAAAGAAGCGGCTCGCCGCCGTGGACGCAGGGGGCCGAGTATTTTCGCCGGTTCTCCGGCGTCTCTTTCTCTGCCTCCCGGCGCAAGGTCGCCAGCATGGCTTCGAGATTATAGGCGACTTTACCTTGCGTCTTTCGTATCCGCCGCTCATAGCAAGATCGACAAAGCCCGTTGCAGTCCATCAGCTTAAAATGCAGTCCCATTAATACTCCGAATCTCCGTGGGCGATATTTCCGTGCAGATCCTGGTGGGTGACGTCCTCGTGGGTTACGTCCGCGTGCGCTTCGTCCAAGTGCGTATCGTCGGCGTGCGTATCGACGTGCTCCCGGTCCCAGTGCTTGTCCAGATGCGCCGTGTTCAAGTGTTCATCTGTATATTCATCAACGTGGGTATCCGTGTGGCCATCCGCGTGCGTGTCCGTATGGTCAGTGTCTACATAAGCTGTGTTGGTGTGTCCGTGATCGTCATAGGCAACATTCTCGTGGTCGATGTCCGTGTAAGCGCTATCCTTATGGGCATGGTCGTTATGCTCGAAGTCGGAATAGTGATCCCCGTGACCTACATTGGCATGATCTACATAACTGTCCTGGTGCGGAATATCGGTATGCGGGACATCTGAATGGCTCCCGCTATCTTGGTGCGGCGTATCCTCGTGTGGGGTATCCGTGTGCGAAGCGTTCCCGTGAGGCGTATCCGTATATGCCGTATCCCCATGAGAATTAGCATGAGTAACATTCGCGTGGGTGTCATAATGGGATTCGACGTGATCCTCGTCGGAATAGGGCGTATCGTCGTAGCTGTCGGCGTGGGGGATGTTCGTCCAGTCATTCGCGTGGGTGTCGTCGCCGTGGCTGTCCTCATGGGGAACGTCTTCGTGGATATCGGTATGACTGTCGGAATGGGTGACATCATTGTGCATGGCCCCCGTGCTCTGGATGTCCAGAACCGCTTCGACTTCGACCGTCGCCCGACCGGCGTTTTTTACCAGCGTCAACGCTCGGTAAACGTCCTCATCAAGAACGGTCTGTGCGTTCCCCTCGCCGTCACGGATGGCTTTCGATATGACGATTTTCTCCGCTGGCCGGTGGCCCAAGAGTAGCGCCGGGACCGATCCGGTTACACGCTTTTCCGGCGAGCGGATGATATTCAAATAGAACTGGGCCAAAAGCGTCGCGTCGGAATCGACCGTCAATAATGTTTCCTTCTCCAGCACTTCGGCCTGGTCATATCGGAGCGCTATCTTCGCGTCCGTCACCTCTTCCGCCAGCCAGTTCTGGGTCGTGGGGTCTTGGCCGTACTTTACGACAACGGATTTGCGGACCGGCGCTGTGTCATAAGCCAGGGAGAACGAGGCCATATCGAGTTGGTCAATCCGGGTCTCGGTCCCCGTTGTCCCTGCCGCATAGCGGAATGCGCCGAATGTCCCGTTCGCCAACGGGATAAGGTGGAATACATTCGAGTCCTGGAGCTTCCGAATAAAATCCAAAACGCCGCCGGAAGGTTGGTCTGTCAAATAGGCGGCCAGCGGCTGGACCCGGTTCGCCTGAAGGTCCAGGAATGATTCCAGATCGATTTGGCTCTTCGGGATTGCCGGAGAATTGAACACGGTCAGGACTGCGTATAGGATATCCGCGCCGATGTTGCTGTAGGTTGCGTCCTGAATCTTGCACTTCGCGCCCTTCGCCTTGCAGGTAATGACGGCTCCCTCCGGGTCTGCAACAAGCTGAAACCAGCCATTAGCCAAACTTACGGAATAGTCCGTAGTCAGCGTGAGCGTGGCCCCGTTCTTATAGACTGCACTTATGGCTTCCAGCGCGTGCCCGGCGATCTTGTATTTCCAAATCGTCGTGTCGATACAGACTGGCGTAATATTATCCAACTCGCCGAAAAGGATAGGGATGGCCCGGCCGACGGCCGTCGGGTCCAGGTTTGCGTAAGTCGTCGTATCATAGAGGCCCGCCGGGAGTGTGCCGAAAAGCCCCTCCCGCGCGTCCACGATCTCGAAAGTCGCTTCCTTGTCGTTTATGGAGGGCCTTGACGTCCGGCCCAAGAAGAGCGTCCCGAGCTCCGCGTAATCCGAGTCGATGGCCCCGGCCTTCAGCCAGAACTTCTTTAAATGCCAGATGTAATCTTCGAGCGCTTCATACCACCAACCGTCGTTCCCATATCGGAGCCCGCCCGCGGAGAACGCGACGTCCCCGATGTAATAGTCCCCGACGCTCTGGGTTATTTCCGGCGCTCCGCCCTGCGGGATGATGGCCCGATAGGGCGTCGGCTCAAGGATTCTCACCAGTGAAGCGTCGTCCAGGTAAAAGTAATAGACTTCGCCGAGGTCGATCGTTCCGGTTTTTACAGTGAATTTATAATCCGAATAATCATCATCAGCCGTGAAGGGAACCTCAACCTCAGTCCATCCGGCGCTCGTGACACCAGTGACCTCATTATCGACCACCGCGCCCCATGTTCCGACCGTCGCGTTATACCAGACGTTTCCGGCGCTATCCTCCAAGCGCCACTTGACCATGATGCCCGGCGAGGCTACCGAACTCTTGAGATAAAATTTCACCCGACCCTTACATTCCGGGCGAAGGATTATTCCTGATTGATAGAGCGAAAGCGCCCCGGTCGTCGCGGCCGGGAGATACCAGTTGTCCAGGTAAAAAGTATTGGCCGCGTCTGCGTTGACGACCGTGACGATGATCTTGTCGATGGCGTCCTTATTCGCGTCCGAAACGCCGGAGATGTCCCAGGTGACGGTCTGCCAGGTATCGACCACGAGAACATTCGGCGTCGTTTCGGTCGTCGTCCCGCCGCTGTCGTGAATACCGATCTTGATATTCGATCCGGTCCGCCCGGCGTAGATGTCAAACTTTATGGTATCAATCCCAGTGAGGTCAATCGGCGTCGTGATCGTCCGGGTCAGCGTCTTATTTAGGCTTGTCGTGATGGCCCCGACCGCCTTCAGGGAATATGTCCCCTCCTGCTTTATCGTGCCTTCGGAATAGGACTGAAGCGCCGGGGTCGTAAGTGCGACCTTAATGATAACAATGCCCTTGCCACCGTTTCCGCCCGCGCCATTATCGAGCGCCCCGCCGCCGCCGCCACCCGTGTTGGGCGTCCCGGAATTGGCCGCGCCCGCCGAATATCGACCATTCGCCCCGCCGCCCAGGCCGCCGAGGCCATAGCCGAATCGACCCGCCCCGCCGCCACCGCCACCGTAATATTCCCCGAAATACTCTAGGCCGTCTCCCCCGTCGCCGCCTATTTGACTGGCTCCATCAGCTCCAACCGTATCGGCTCCGCCGCCTCCGCCCCCAGCCAGGTAATTACTCGTCACGCCAAAGGGCATTGCATCGCCGCCGTCATTGCCCTGGAGGGCTGTCCCGGCACCACCGGCCGCACTCGCCCTTCCACCACCACCGCCGCCCGACCCGCCGGGATCACCCGCAATTTCGCGTCCGCCCCCGCCGCCCCCACCTTTCGCGGTCATCACTCCGAAGATTGAATCGCCGCCGGTTGCGCCCTTGAGATCCCTGTCCGTGCCGCCGAGTCCACCTTCGCCGATCGTTACGGCCATCACCCCGCTGACCGAATAAACATCGTCGTATAGCAGTCCGCCCCCGCCCCCGCCTCCACCGCCGCACTCGGAGTTTATGTCACCGCCCCCCCCACCCCCGCCCGCGACGACCAAGACCTCGGCATCAACCGAGCCGGACAAGACCGTAAACGTCCCGCTCTCATAAAAGGTGTGGATGCGATAGCCACCGGCCATCGTTACGGTCCCGCCCGTCGTGTTATACTCAGCGATATAAGCCGCCTGAGCCAGGGCGTCCGTCGCGTACTCCATGCGCTCGAACCACTTGTCCCCGGCATCGACCGTGAATTTGGCCGCATAGGCCCCGCCGTGGACCTCCGTCGCCTCGCGACTTATAGATGAACCCGACGATTCGCTCTTCGTCCACTTAGCTAATGCGGTCGCACTTGTCCAGTCCTCCAACCCGCCGTCAAGTAGCTTCTCAATCTCCGGCTCAAATACCGGGTCCCTGCCGCTTGAATCCATGCGGTCGCTGAATCCGATTAGGAAATACCCCAAGATGCAAAAATCATAAACACTAAGTGTCTGATGATTCGGGATGTCATCGGTTGAAGTGTGAAGATAAATTCGCGGGTCCGCCGGATCCAGGTCCATGAAAAACGTAGATTGCGTCGCATCGCAATCCGCCACTGAAAAAACCTCGGCATATTCGGACCCGTCCTCGATGACTTCGATGATCTCCCCGTCCGCCATCGGCGTGTAATATGAGCCGCCCCCACTGGCCGTCCACTCCAGATATTCCAACTCGATGGCCGGGTAGTGCTCGCAGACGACGAGCCGCCGGGAGTCGGGGAGTTCGAGCAGATCGGCGAAATTCATGCTTACATTTCCTCAGAAAGGGTCAGTGTCAGGTTCCAGACGTCCATGTGAATTTGGTCCCACTTCCAGGCCAGGGCGACTACATATTGGGTTTTCGTGTTTGGATCGTCCGGGTCCTCGCAGAACCAAAACGGGAGCGACCTTCCGACGGCCGCCCGGATAGTCTCAAAGTTGACTTTCTCCGATGTCCTGAATACATACTGCCAGGCTCCCGGCTGATCCTGGATAACGACCGCTCTCTGTCCGCCCGCGCTCGTCGTGATGATGCTCAAGTCCTCGGGCGTGAAGGCGAACCCGTTCTTGTAATTGATCAGGGGCGTAAAGGATGGCCCGATAAAAATTGGTCCGACCTCGATATATCCATCCGGGTTTGCGGCGTCCGAAATAAGGAGACGCCAATATTGATAGGATACCGGATCGTCGAAATAGGCCGCCATCACCCGTTCGTTAATAGGACTCAGGATCGCCTCGAATCCGGGGTCGGCCCAAACATCCGTATCGTTCCCTTGAATTGTAACCACGGCGGCGGCACTGAAGTTATTCCCCCGGAGCGCGAATGCCTGAATAGTGACTGCGGCATAAAAGTTGACCGTGATGGTCTGGTCGTCAACACAATTCGTTGATCTCCACCGTCGGCCGGGAATCCGGCGCTGGGTATTTGTAACCGGGAAGTTTGTTTCCTCGGTCAATGCAGTCATCGTCAGGTCCGTTCCCTCAATGCCCTTCCAGAGATTGTCATATAGGAATTTGCAGGTTGCCATGTCAGTATGCCCTCACCGCCCGTGGATGGATTTGCATGAGTTCGGTTCGGCTTAACTCCCGGATAGTTTTTGAGATGAATACCTTCATCTCATGACCATCCAGATAGATATGATTCTCGATAGTAATCGGCTGGCCCATCCCTCCGCCCGGTCCCATGATGGCCTCTCTGAGCTGGCGCGGCGAGCTGACGATCTCCGCCTCCCCGCCCTCGGCGACCTCATATTCCTGGCCGCTGGCTTGGGACATGAGCATGGCCCTCTGCTTGAAAATGGCCCCCTTCGCTGCGCCGACAGGTTGGCTCTTGATGAGTGCGATCTGGACGGCTCCCATCGCGGCAATTATCCCGGCTAAGATCGGACCGATGATGGGTCCGGCCGTCAGCGCTTTCGTGAATGCCTCGGCCACATTGATGATGGCCATCGCTATGGCGATCATCTTCTGTTGTCTTGCCGCCGCAATCTGGGCCGCCCGGCGTTTCATTTCATACTCGGCCTCAAGCGCTGTGATGGCCGTCTCTTTTTCCTTCTCGTTCATCACGCTGTTTTGAATCAGCTCCAGCCGCTTTTGATATTCCTGATCGAGCATGAGCATCCGGTTTGTCGTTGACTGTTGCATGATGGCTTCGATCTGGCTAACGACCGATTGGGCTCCGCTGAGGATCTGCTGAAACGAAACCTTCTGAGCGCCCGCCGCGTCTCGGGCGGCCTTCTCCCACGCCTTCGCTGTCTTGGGCGGGTCCTGAAGCATCCGACCTGTCGCCGCCGCAGAGACCGTCTGCATATTCCTGAAGGCTGGGATTACGGTATCGATGATCGTTTCTCCGAAAGCCGAGAGCGATTTCTGCGCGGCATCCATGCCGATCTTGTAATCCGCCGCGCTGATGGTTCCTGCTTTCCAAGCCGCTGTCAGCACCTTCTGCTCATTGAACACGGCCTGCATCGCCGCCTTCAGCGGATTATATTTGTTGATGATCTCCTGGGCCGCAGCCGCCAGCTTATGCTTCGCGTCCGCCGCTTCCTTTGCCGCCTTGATCTCCGCCGCCGTCAAGTTATGGACGGCTGTCCCGGTTTGGTTAATCTTCGCGGGTGCACTCGTGAACATCCCCACTAATGCACCGAAGTCAACACCGAATATCTTCACCATCGGGGCCGCCTTCGCAAAAGTCTTACCCACGACATCGACCGCGATGGCCAACCCGGCATTGACCTTCGAGGCGTGCTCCGCCTTCGCGGATTCAAGACTCAATAAAAGCGTGATCTGCTTCAAGCCCGTGGTGAAGTGATCGAGAATCGGGCTTGACCTGACAAGTTGGTTCAGGAAGTTTGCAAATGCGCCGGAAGCCACGAAGCCTCCCATAGCTTGATTGAGGGCCACGATGGCTGTGCCAAGTCCTTCGGTCTTAATGACCGCTTTTCCGGCCGCCTCCTTGACCTCGTTCCAGTTATTGGCTAATTGTTTCAGCGCCCCACCGAAGGTCTCTGTCTCAGCCGTGGAACGCGAATAGAGTTTATTCAACTGATCGAGGAGTGATGCTTGCTTCTGTTCCGTCGTCAAGTTCTCGGCAACCCTGATTCCGACCCGGCCGAGTGCCGTATAATTCCCCTCCATCGCCTTTGTGACCATCATGGTCGCACTGTGAAGGTCTATCCCCATCGTCGATGCCAGGCCCATCGCGCCTTTCGTCGCCCGGTCAAGTCCCTGCTGGTCAAGGCTCGTGAGCTGGAGGAGCAACGCCTGGCTAGCCATGACCTGTTCGTCCGTGTAGGTCGTCGCCCGCATCTGCTCAGCGGCAAACTTCTTATAGTGCTGGATGTTCCCTTCGACAGTCCGGCCCGTGATCTCAAGTGCCGCGCTCAGGTTATTCTCGGCCTGCTCGGATTCGATTGCCGCCGCGATCGAACTGGTAACCATATCCTTGAGCGCACCAATCCCTTTCCGAAGCGCCCCGGCTACGAGTGTTCCGGCCGTGAATTGAGCAAAGAGGCTGCCGAATGGACCGCTTGAGCCTGCGGCCTTGGCCGTCGTTCCAGCCGCTTGGTTAATGGCCCCGTCTAAATCCTTAATGCTTTTGAGCGCACCGGTAGCATCGCACTCTACGATGTACTTGATGTCGGCCACTTAATCCTCCTGGGGTCTTTGCATTCGTTCAGCCGAGACGGATTGAAATGTTTGATGGATGGCATTCAGACCGCGAAGCATTAGGCTCCGGGCCTCCCGGTCAAGGCCGGTCTGTTGAAATTCAGAAGCGACGATCCCGGTCTCAAGCGCGAAGGGATTGATTGTCGCTTGATACCAATTCCAGATACCGATCTCGAATGCGCTCAGCTTCGCCGCCTCTACGTCCAGGATGCAGTTGACGCATTCGCCTGTCGGTTCGCCTATCCCGTGCTGGTGATCCTCCGGCTTCAGGATGCCCTGCCAACGGTCCGCGTAGAGCGCGAGATAGGCTCTTAATTTTTTAGGAAGTTCTCCGGGTTGCCTGCGAACTCCGCAAGCTCCCGCACGAGGACGGATGCCGCCGGATCGACCAGCACATCGTCCACCACGGCCTCGGGCTTCTGCACCTTGAGCCCGAATAGGAGCGGAAGATACTTGTCTTTGCTCTCACGCGTGCAGGGGAGCGGCGCGTCGCCTTCGGTCAAGTCCCATCCGCGTATGGCGTCGCTCACGGCCCGCCGGATAACGTCCGAGATGCGAGGAGGGCGCGTGCCGTCCCTGGATTCGTTGACGTAATCCTGCACCGCATCAAGCGCGATAAAGCCGACACGGAAGGTGATGGTGATCGGCTCGCCCGTTGTTTCGAGGGCATAGGTAACCTCAGCCTCCGGCTGTAGTTTTTTTATATCCATGTTCTCCTCTTATGCGAGATAATCCGCACTCCGGCTATTCTGGAGCACAACATAGACGGGAAGTAATAGGGCTGTCATGCCCGTCGGGCCGGGACTGTCTGCCGTCACTCCGCGCAATACGATCTTGGCCGGAATGATTTTGCTGTCCGCATACTCAACGTCCTCGACAATGAGCCGCGGGAAAACGAACCTCAGATAGTAATTGTATGCCCCATCGATAGCCGGGCCGGTGATCGTGATGTCCGCCTTTTTCTCCGTCGCGGCAATCCAGTCCGCGAAGTAGGCCGCATTGGTGGTGTCCATACGCGGAAATTCCATTGTCAGCTTGACGGATGGCTTGTCATTTTCAACCGGCTCAACGATTGTCTGGACGCCCGCGACGTGTTCCGAGTCCATCTTCCGCTCGATCTCAAGCGAGAATGACTTGGGCCTTATGATATCCGCACCCCCACCGTCGAAATCCAAGCCGGTCTGTGCGTTCATCTGGAACACGGCCTGGGTGAACTTCGCACGTGCGTGCGTGTTACCAGTGACCGTCGTCGAGGTAAAGGCCGTAGGGAGCGCCGAATTGTCCACGACGCTGATGCCCCGCAGGTTGAAAGCCGCCTTGATGAGCCCTGCGTTCACGGAGAATGAACCTTTCAGAACCTTGAACGTCGGCACGGTGTGGATCTTCGTCCCCTTCTCCGTCGCGTAAGTCCCGAATATCCCGAACGCCTTATTCAGCAGGACGAGGGAATGAAGGTAATTGAGCGCGATGCCGACACCCGCAACGTCCGACGTGTAGGTTGCCGCCCCGGTGTCGTCGGCCGCGTCTGAGTAACCCAGGAGCGTACTGCAATCCGTCGCCTTGCTTGTCCCCGAGAACCATTTCAACTCGAAATTCCCGCCCGCCGAAATCGTGAACTTCCTGGTCGTCGCGTCATGCGTGACGGTATAGGTCAAGGCTCCAACGGAGGCGTCGAGCTTTGCCTTGATTTCCGCGCAGAGCGCGGTTGCCGTATAGGTTCCGTTCGACAACGTAGCTTCTATTTGTGCCCCACCCTCCCCGAAGTCGAGTTTGTTGTTTGCGGCGCTCACGATGAAATACATCCCCGGCAACCCGGCTGTCCCCATGAGCATCGCCAGGAGCAGATTCTCGCGTCCGTCCCATCGGTAGTCAAAATCGAGCGCGAAGTCCGTCGGATTGATTACCCCGACATCGAGATTTGTCTCGAACGCTCCGTAACTTTCATCATCCATCATCTGGACTGCCGCCTTCGGAGCGCCCGGATTCAAGGGCAAGAATCCCATCCCTGCCGCATCGGTATCGACGGCCGTCCCCCAGATCGCAGCCTTTTTGACCGCTGCCTTATTTAGCCTTTTCTCAATGTCCGCCATGTTGTCCTCCCCTTACGCGATGAAGCTCGTTGTGCGAAGGTTGGTAACGAAAATCCCGATCGGCAGGAGCCCCGTCAATCCCGTCTGGGCCACGTCCGCCATAGCACCCCTGAGCACAACTTTAGCCGGGATGATTTTGGAATCGGCGTATTCGACATCCTCAATGATGAGATGCGGAAGTTGGATATTCAGGACGTATGGAAAAGCACCAGCACAAGTCGGCCCGGTAACAATGATGTCGGCCTTCTTATCGGTTGCCGCCGTCCATACCGCGAAGTATGCGGCGTTCGTCGCATCCATGCGCGGGAATTCCATCGTGAGTTTCACGCTCGGTTTGTCGTTCTCGATGGGTTCGAGGACGACTTGGCTCCCGGAAACGTGTTCCGCATCCATCTTGCGTTCGAGTTCGAGGCTGAACGCCTTTGGCTTGATGATATGCCCGGACCCGAGTGTCGTACCCCCGCCTGCGAGCGTGTAATCATTCATCCTGAATACGGCCTGCTGGAACTTGGCCCGGATGTGCGCGTTGGCAGGGACGGCCGTTGAGCCGAGAGTTGCCGTTCCGCTGGTGATATGGCTTCCCCGTAACGCAAATGCCGCCTTTATCAAGCCCGCACTGGTTGAGAACGTCCCCTTCATCACTTTGAATGTCGGGATTGTATGGACCTCGGTCAACTTTTCAACGGCATAGGAGCCGAAGAGTCCGGCGGCAGAGTTCACCAGGGTGACGGTATGCAGAATGGCTGCCGTGCCACCTTGCGGAGCCGGAGCCGTATCGACACCCATGAGGAGTCCGAGTAGGATATTCTCCAGGCCGTCCCAACGATAATCGAAGTCCAGGCTGAAATCTGAGACGGCATAATTGCCGACGTCCAGGTTGACGTCGAATGCCGACGCACTCTCATCCTCGATCATCTGGACATTTCGTTTCGGGACACCAGGATTCAACGGCAGGATCCCATTCCCCGCGCCGTCCAATCCCGCGATGACCGTTCCCCAGTCCGTCGCCTTTTTAATGGCCGCCTTATTGAGTCTTTTTTCAATGTCACCCATGTTGACCTCCTATTATTCCTCTATCGGCTCTATCGCTTCGACGGGACAGACAGCAACGCATTCGGCACAGCCGTTGCAGGTGTCCTCATCGATTGAATAGGGATCTGGCGTAATTGCCTCAACCGCACAGACTTCGATACACGCCGCACATTCAACACAATCATCCTGATTAATCCTGTATTTCACGACAGGTGGTTCCACGACCTGTGATGCAAACCCTTCGGCAATCCAGGCACTCACCACGTTGTCCGGGATGCTTTCCGGGATGCCGGGTTCTCCCGTATCGATGGTGGCTCCGACATCGAACCGTATCATTGTCGGAGGATAATGCTGATTTGATTTCTGCCACATGATTTTCATGCTAAACCCCCATGACTCCCGCGATTGATATTCGGACCTTTTGGTCGAAGAACCCGAATCCTTCCAAGCTCAGGTATCCGTCGTCCGTCTCGGGTGAGTCCTCGATCCTCGTCTGTACGGCCAGGACGCCCAATGTCCCTGCGGCCCCGCTCCGTGAGTCGGCGTCAATAGCCTTGCGCACGTCCGCGATACAGCGCTCCAACTTTGTCACCGTATCCGTGCTGTCCTTAACAATCCCCTTGACGGAGACGAAGAAGTCCTCGGTATATTCGCTATCGTCCCCTGCCGCCCCGCTCAATTCGACTGTCCCGCCGGGTGCGGAGAACACCATGTAGGTCGGGAAGGACTTGGCCTCGCTCCAGTGGATGAATCGTTTGGCAACGTCACCGGGCGTGTAAAAGTACGTTGCGCCCGTTGTAATACCTTGTAATACATCGACAATGCGATTGATGATCTGGAGGCGGAGCGGAACGGCTGGCGTTGTCATATTACCCTCACATAAATGGCGTCATGGTCGGGTGAACAATAGACGCTCAGGTCTGTGGTCGTGATGGTAAATTGAACCAGGTAAAGCGCCCCTGATGTCCCGCCGGATATTGTTTGGAGAACTTGCGAGCCGGAGATTGCAACAGCCCCGTCAAGTGTCAGGCCCGCAGGCGTGGAGACGGCTGTCGCCGTACTGATTGTATTTGTCGCACTCACATCGGGTGGCCAATAATAGAGGCCGATCTTGAACTTTTCCATGTGTGCTTTTTCCACGAAAAACTGTGTCGCCATTATCGGCCCCCTATGCTCCGCACATTGAAAATCCGGCGTCTCGGTTCGGTATCATGCGCTCCCGATCTGTGAAGCAGCGCCAGTTGAAAGACGAACTCTTCGCCGGTATCTACGAACGTATCAAGTGATGCGATTCCAACCAAGATGCCGCCGACAATACCTGACAACACGGAGCGTTGATTCAGGAGTGCTGTTGCCGAAGATAGCCCCGCGCACGATCCATTCTGAGCCAGTTTTGCGAGCGGACTTGCCGTAGTGGTGGATGTGCTTGCGACCGCGCCCGCAAGATATTTGCCCCAAGACGGACTTGCTGTAACCGCGCTAATCGCGGCAATCGATCCGGTTAGGGAATGTTGTACGACCAGGTTTCCCGATATGCCCGATGTTCCCGAGGATGCGCCTATGAGGACATAATCTGTCTTGAGAATACCCGAAGTGGAAGAGACGCCGTTGCATGAACCGGCAAGACGGCGGGTTATTTCAAATGCGGCCGCGACGTTCGATATCCCAGCGCATGATCCACTGTAAGCCGGACGATTGACTAGGTTTGCCGTAGTCGTGGATATGCCGGATGCACCCCCGATCAATGGGTGAGTGACAACCAGGTTGCCGGAAGTGGAAGAGGTTGCCGCGCTTGTCCCAGCGAGTTCGGGCAGGCCTAAAACGTCAACCGAACCCGTGACGCTCGATATCCCTGCCGATGAACCCACCAGGGGGTGAAGGACTAGCAGGTTTCCGGTGACGGATGAAAGCCCTGCCGCAGAGGATACAAGGGGACGGCTGACTGCGAGGTTACCCGATACCGCCGACAATCCATTAGCAGAACCGGCCTCAATAATCGTCAGGACAAGATTGCCTATCGCCGCCGAAGTCCCGGCAGATGATCCGGCCAATGCTTTGGTAACGACCAAGCCGGACGAAACGGCAGATGTACCAGTCGCAAATCCGGCAAAACCGCTCCCTGCGGAAGTTAAGTCACCCGTCACGGACGATATGCCAGCGGCTACCGCTCGCTGGTTTTCGTATGCGCCGATATCGGGGAGTGGGTAATTAAGCGAAATAATTAAGACGAGATTGCCCGAATCCGCGGAAGTCCCGGTCATGATCCCCGTGAATAGATGGGTAGTCGATAGGATACCACTCGTCGTTGACGTTCCGCCCAATATCCCATTAAGTGCGATGGCTCCCTGGATATCAACCGCGCCCGTGACGCTAGAGATGCCAATCGCGGCTCCGAAAAGATTATAATCAATGACCAAGCCTCCGGCGACTGTCGATATTCCACTGGCAGGGCCGGATAGCGTTAATCCGCCGACAAGATTACCCGCTCCTGTAGAAGTGCTGGCGGCACTACCAATCAGGGTAACGGAACTTGCTAAACTACCCGTTGCTGTCGATGCCCCGGCCGCTGAGCCGACGATGGGACGGGTGACCAAGGCGTCACCAGTTGTACCAGATATCCCGCCGGCTGTTCCGACTAAGGTAACCGAACCGTTGACATTAGCGGTGGCAGTTGATGATGAATCGGCGGCGCCGGATAAAGGATGCGTGACAACTAGATTACCCTGGGCCGAAGTCGTCCCCGATGCCTGTCCCGCAAGAGCATAATTAACAAAAAGGTCGGTTAATGCCCCACCTTGATATTCATAGGCTCCGATATCCGGGATGCCCGTATAACCTAATCCGCCGATATTGGAGATCGCGCTTATTGAACCCACGAGTTCATGAGCAGAGGAAGTGGTGATTGACCCCGATACCGAAGAAAGACTTTCAACTATTCCCGCCAGGGGGCGGGTGACGGCTAAATCTCCGGCGGTCGTGGATGCTCCATCCGCAGACCCGGCGAGTAGATGCGTTGCAGACAGGTTGCCGCCAACCGTTGATAATCCATCGGCAGGGCCGGATAGGATCGACGTCGCGGTCAGATCGCCCGTTACCGAAGAAGTGCCGGATGATTCGCCGACAAGTAGATCCAGTATAGAGAGATCGGCTTGAACCGTTGATATTCCATCTGCTTGACCCTCGAATATATCATCAACCGAAACGTCAGCCGCAGTAGACGATACGCTTATAGGCGCACCCGCGAGAGAATAGAGGGCGACAAGTTCGCTATCAGCCGATGATATCCCGATGGTGGTCGAATTGAATGGATAGGTGACTACAAGGTCGCCAGTCGCCGTCGAAATACTGGCCGATGGACCTGCAAGTATTTCCGATAACGATACGTCGGCGACAACCGCCGATTGCCCCGTTGCCGATCCGCTAAATGAAATACCTGTCGTAAGTACCGCGTCCGCGCCGGATATCCCGGCTGATACCCCTTCGCAGAGCTGGTCTACCCCAGCTAAGATGACGGCCAAATCACCCGTGACAGATGATGCGCCAGCGAGGATCGTTCCTTGATATTCGTATCCCCCAATGTCAGGGATGGGGAAGTTCAGGAATACGATTCTTTCTGCGTTGCCTGCAACGGCGGAAGTCCCGGCTACGGCTCCCGTGAAGGGAGCAGCCCCGGATAAACCACCAGCGCTCGATGCCGCTCCCGCTGATGCGCCCCCAAGCGAATACTCAGACGTCAGCTCGCCCTCGACCGTCGGCGTCCCGATGCACGCACCATATTGAGCAAGCGAAGCGTTGATAGCCGCAACGCAGGATGACTGAACCACAGATGATCCGACAAGCGGGCGGGGGACGGATAATTCACCCGCCGCCGCCGATACCCCCCATACCGCCGCCACATTAGCAACACTCAAGGAGGCCGATACCGCGCCCGTCGCAACCCCGGCGGCGGCGCCGCCCAGGACGAGCGATGCCGCAAGTACGGCAGCCGCCACGCCCGCCCCCGCCGATGCTCCGGCGCATTCTTGGGTTGTTCCATAAGAGGCATAACCGGTTGAATCTATGCCGATTAAATCAAGATAAGCCGTTAGCGTGTATGCATTGGCGGAGTCTCCGAAACTGAATTTTACCGGTCCCGTATAATGTGTACCAGTAATAGACCCGCTTCCCTTTGATACGCCGTCTATTTTATATTCCCAAAGATGATTTGTGTCGTCATATAAGATATCGATTCTATACCACGCGCCGAGAGTCAGGTTTCCCGCCGCAGGATAATCAATAGTAGTGTTGGCCCCGTTATTATATATAATAAATCTTAAAATCAGTTGTGTCGTAGTTTGACGCAGAATTAATTGGGTCGGTTGCTGAACAGCCGTATTTAAGGCCTGATATAAATATACCTGAGTTGCAGAACCCAATCCATGTGCCGTGGGACAGACATAAAAAGTTGTATATGTTATAGGTTGGTCTTCACCGGCGAGCCATTTTGCAACGGCATTAAAGTTCGGACTAACCTTTTGGATTTTTAATATCTGCGATCCACCCGCCGTAGGGCGTGCAATATCGGTACTGTCTTCATCAACAACGCTTCCAGCTCCGACGGTTTCGGTCCATCCAGCCGCATCATATCCGGGGTTGGCCTCGAAGGACTCATATAAGATATTTGGCGTTGCCATTGTTAATTCACCATCATCTTATGGGGTTCCCTTCGATATCTTCCGTCAATCCGACATCCACCCCGGCATTGATGCAGGGGGACGCGGGGAGCAGGTGGAAGTCGGGAGTGGCCGCAGATGTAATCAGGGGGTCTTCCCATAAACCATGAGTATCCCATCCAGTCGCGGCTTTGTAGGCGGCGAAATCGTCGGAGTGGTAAGACACGCCATCGATAAGAGTATAAACCGTCCCGGTCGTTGTGTACCAACAGTTGTAATCGCAATCAGAAATAACCGCCTTGTCCGGCGCGAAAAGGCCACCCAGGGCAGAGTCAACGATAATGTTATTCTTGATAATGTCCCCGGACGACCCCGTCGGGGGAACCGAAATTCCATATCCGACCTTGGCCGTTATGTCATTGTTATAAACCTTAGCATTAGTAGTATAATAATATAAAAGAATCCCGGTCTTATATGCCCTAATAATATTCTGATAGATTTCAAAATCGTCGGCAGCTGAACCCGACCTACCTTCAATCAAAATACCGTTTCCGTAAGTCGCTGTCGGCACATAGGAGTCGGTATAATAAAGATTGTTGTATCTAATGATATTAGAGGCACAGGTGGCATCGGCGTCAGCGGATGTTATGAATTTTATTAGAGTGATTCCGCAATCATAAACTGTATTCGATTCGACAATAACGCCTTCTGTCGTATGTGGGTCATAATGTCCCGTCGAGTAAATCCCGGCAACAAGGACTTCGTAGATTGTATTGTGTGATATTGTCGAATCCGTGCCGCAGTTGACTTCTGCTCCGTATGAATGATTCGCTGTGTCTATGCCCAGATGATGAATAGTATTATTGGTTATTGTGCTGTATTCTCGTAATACAATTCCATTGCCAGAAATGAAGGCAATTTCAAAGCCGTCTACGATGATGTAGTTATAATAATGGGACTGGTCCACCCAAATACCTCGGCCATTATCCAAGGACACTTCAACGGACGAATATCTGGTCGCCGGGTCGGTGGCCGCATAAACATAGAGCCTGTTGTTTGGGTCATCAAACCACCAATCGTATTCGGCCTCCAACTCATCCTTTGATGCTTTTGATGCCCCCCAGTGTATAGCCTCATCAATACCTACAAACCAATTTGTAATAGGGGTCGTTAGCTGGTCGGCATAATAAAGACTCCTACTGCCCTCGTCCGACTTAAATGTTGCGATGCACCCGCCCGCATACCGAGCCGTCGTCCAAGATAGCGTTGTTTCTATGGCGGCGGCCGCCGAAGTGGTTAAGGAACCCACAACATCGACAGGCGTAGATGAAGTTCTCCATAAAGTAGCAAATGAATTACTCCACGATTCTGAAGAAATCGTATTGCCGAGCTTAATGGCCGCAATACAAAGCTCTACGGCGGCGGTTATCGTATCCGTGGTTCCGCTAGACCGAGATGTTACTGTCCCGCCGGTATGGTCGGTTTTGGCCGTCTTATCGAGAACGGGATTCAAAATTCCAGAATACTCAAATGCCTTTACGGTTGTGGTCGTAGAACTCGTCCATGTTACTGTCACATCTTTTGATTCGGCGGCCCCGGCAACCTTATACCAAATGCTTAGCGTGGCTGTCGTGGAGTAGAGCGCCGAAATCGCTAGCGTCCAATTGTTCTCTATGGAAGCATTGCCGATGACCGTAGTTCCAGTCGCATAACAAACGAGTAGATTCCCTTCCGTGGGAGTGTTAGTAAAGGACGACGTGACTGGCGTTGTGCCGATTGTGGCGGCTGATCCCTGTGCCAACGCCGGGACGGGGGTGGGAACATAGGACTCGGATATCCAGCTAACGGGAACGGTAGAGCCATATATCTTAGGCTTATCTCCTGTCCCATAAGACGAAAATGTAATAGGATGTCCGTTTGTTCCTGCCGATGGGATGACTAGGGTTTCCCGCCACGTACAGCCACACTTGAACAGGATGCTATCGCCAGGCGCAAACGTCGCCGCATTTACGTCGGCTATCGTGTCCCAGGCACAATGCACCCCGGTCAAGTCGGAGGTTGTCCCGTCGCCGCCAGCATCAGCCGCCGTATCGACAAAATGGTTTGCCATTGTTATCCCCCTCTAAGAATAGCAAGGTGTTCCTCAAGCGTTCTGCGAATAGGGGTCAATGGAAATATGACCCCAAAGTGCGGCGACATTGCAGTCGCGGTATTCACGCTTCCCGACAATGAGCGATTTATTACTAGAATACCCGACGAGGTTGAACGACCCCCCGCCTGCCCGACAATGCTATATTTTTTAGCCATTCCCTACTTCCGTTTTCCTCTTCCACAGTTCGCACCGCTGTTGATGCAGTCCGTTCGTCCCGACTACCTCATAATCCTTCCAGAGATATTCCTTCGCCCAAACAATCTCGCCCTCGCGTCCGCTGTCGTGCGTAAGGATGAATGGTGCGCCGGACCTGCTCGCCGCCTCATAGGAATACTTCCGCCCATGCTCCGACCCGCCCGGAGGTCCATCGATGAACACCATATCGAATCCGGTAATATCGGGAGGCGTCTTCCCATCCCACAGTCTTATAGTCAGACGATTCTCCGGCGTGATCTTGGCCGTCATCGTTTCCATCGTTTTGGGATCGGTCTCATAGGACACGACTTCCGCCCTCTCGCTCATCAGCAAAGATGACAGCCCCGTTCCGAACTCCACGACGCGCTTAATCCCTTCCTCCCGGAACACGTCCTTGATAAACCGCCAGTCCTTTTGAAGGATGCACCAATCCCCCCAATAAAGTTGATATTTGGTATTGTCATGACAAAAGTAATCGCTATCGTCATACCCTGTCGACCCCAACAGGCCGTCCTCCTTGACGTGTTCGCAGACGCGGTGCGGTGTCGTGTAGACCTCGAACCCTGCCGCCCGCGCCCGCTTGCAGAACATGAAATCGGTCCCCCATTTGCAGACGCCGAATTCATCGTTCTCAACCGTAAAACAACCAGGTCCAAGCGTTTCGATAACCTTCCGCTTGATGCAGATTAGGCCCGTTCCCACGATGTCCACGGGCACAAGATCGGCGTTGCTCGGGCACGTCGCCATATCTATGGCATAATAACCGTCCCGGACCCTATCGAGACAAAATGCAACCCAGTTATTCTGCTGTCCCTCCTGCTTCACCTTGGCCGGAGATCCGACGATATCCTTGTCCATCCATACCATCTCAGCCGGGTTATGCCACGGGATAATGTCATCGTCCTGCATCATCAGGAAATCGCAATCGGTCTTGAGGAACCGCTGGACGATGGCGTTCCTGTTGCTGTAAATAGGATGTCCCCAAGACTTTGCCGGATTCTCCCACACCAACTCCACCCCCTCCGTCCTGTTCATTCGAGGTAGCTGGGTGGATGCGAACTCGCGTCGAATCCACCCGCTATTCAAAAGGGCGAAGTAGAGTTTCTTCCTAGGGGTTGTTTCGAACGTCATTATGCGAGTGTGACGTCGATGGCACCGGTAGCGAACTTGGCCGTATCACCTACGCCGATGGCCTTGGATGTGGTCAGCGTCCCAAAGGCTATGACATTGCCCTTGGTGAGCTTGTCGCAGATAGCGAACGTCTTGACCGTACCCCAACTCGCCGTCGCCGTGGCAAACGTCACAACCTGCGTGTTCTCGGTGTCCCCGCCTGTGGCGCTTGAAGCGTCCCACGTTTTGCATTTCTTGCGGGCATAGCCTTTTGTTGCGCCCGTTCCCACCTCGCCATTGAGGGCTGCACCATCCGCCGTGTCGGTCAACGTCTTGGTTGACAGTGCGATATACAGACTCGTTGCCGCCGTATAGGCCGCCGTCCCAAATACGTGATCGATCACCTTCTTTTCAAGATAGTCTGAAAAACTACCCATGTTAACCTCCTAAAATTAAGCCAATTTTCCTGCGGAGCTTGATGCCATCATCTCCGCTCATGTAATTTCTGACCTCATTCCCACGGCTCCACTTGCCATGATTTCGGCAACCGTGAGCACTACATTAGGTTGCATCATCGCCGAGAGAATCGGTTCTTGCTTTGCTATGACATTGCTAAACCAGCCAGAAGCCGGAATGTTTGACCCCGGATGATGGACATGACGCAGAAATCTCATTTCCGATCCGACCATGAAAGCCAGAGCTTTTCCTGCCTTCGCCTGAATGAGATGGGGTTTCGTTATCCCGCCCTTATCCTGAATGAGCGCATAGGGGACTGTTTTCTTGCCGCCAATGCCCGTTCCGATGGCGATTTGCCAGCGATTATCACCCGACTGAATTTCCTTCCCGATGTTCCGCATCAGCATCGAGGTCTTCTTCTTGTACTTGGATGACTTCTGCATATTGGCCGCAGAGCGCATGAGGAGCCTGATCGTCTCCGCCGTCCAGGATGTGCATTGATACTTAGAGGCTTTTCCGAGATTCAAGAGCACGTTAGTTTTCTTGATCGCCCCACTAAAATCAGCCCTTAATCCAATGGTCATATCCTCTCCAAATAATCAGCGGCATCCCTTAATGTTTTCGGATTATCACGGAGAAGACCGATGCCCGTATTACATCTACCGCAAAGAATTCCGCGAATGACTCCGGTAATATGGTCGTGATCCACGTTTGGCCCGACTGGCCCCCAATCGGTCGATTTACATATGGCACATACATTGCCTTGTCCAGAAATCAAAGACATAAGAGCCTCCGGCGTCAGTCCGTAATATCTCCATAATTGCCGGGCCTTGAGCTTTTCTTTAATCTCCGGTCGTTGATTGTGGGCTTTATAGTAGGCGCTGTGTTTTGCCTTAATCTCCGGCTGTCGGGCATAGGCTCTATTCCGAATCTTGTGTCGCTCTTTGACTTCCTGTCTCTGACCATAGGCCCTGATCCGCTCTTTAACTTCCGGTCGCTGGCGGTAGGCTTTTTGCTGAGCCTTTTCCTTTATCGTCATAGGATCGGCCTCTTGAACTTCGTCAACGTCAACTGCTGAGCCTTCGTTATCTCGAAAGCCGCGCTAACCGTGCTTGTAGACCCATCGGGCATCGTCCGCCCGCTCTCACCCCAACCCTGCTCCTTCATCGTCTTCCACGCCCGTGCGATCATCTCATAGCAGACCAATGCGATATCGGTCGGGATTGTCGCGTATCCCGCCTCATAGCTGACGGTGAAGTTTCCAACCCCTTTCTCCCAGACATATCCACCGACCCGGCGAAGGCAAAACGTCTCTACGACGTATGCCTTATCGTACCCGACTAGATAGGTCACCCCTTCCTGATCGGCAACCGTATCAGCAACCGCCGTGATTGGCCAGTTTGGGAGGAGCAGGTCCGTTGTGCCGCGCCCGCTGACTTTGCTGGATGTATAGTGCGTGTGCTCTATGTCGCATCCCACTTCGCGCTTGACCCGATCCGAAACGGCCGAGATGATTGCCGGGAGGATGGCGTCCCAGGTTGTGATAGACTCCCCCGGCCAGAGATAGCTCTTGACGTTTGCCAGTGTTACGAGATCGGCCATTATTTCCTCCGTTTGCGCTTGGGCGCTTCGGGTTCAGCTTTTGTCTCCGGCGGCCCATCGAGCATCTTGTCCTCTTCCGCGAGCCCGCCCTTGAGCCAACTTAGGGCCGTCGCCTCATCGATATCATCGGGGATGTGTAGTACTGTTCCGCATGGGAGCGCCCCCCATTGCCGGGCGATACGCTTTAGCGTTCGGATACGCATTGGGTCTCCATTTGAGAAGTGCAGGGGGAGAACTTGCGCCCTCCCCCCGACTTTGAATTACCGTGTTGTGCGCGTGCTTATGCGCCGAGTTGCAGCATGAAGAACGTGGTGCCGCCGCCGGTCGTCAGAATGTAACCGGCTCTCTGATAGGACTTGTACGCTTCCGCTCCGCTCTGCTTGGGCGTGATGATTTCGCCGAAACCCGTGAGATAGACGTCACGATCGCCTGGGGGACCAATGGAACCAGGATAGGCCAAATTGTAGTGACCCATGCAGGGACCCCACGTCTGAACCCAACCGTAGGTGCTGGCCTGATGATCTCGGCAAGGGAATCCTACGAAAACCTCAGCACCGGTATTGGTCGGCTTGCCCATCTTGGAGAAGTTTGACGGCGTAGCAGCGACACCCGTGACGCAGACGCTGGTCAACGGATAATCAAGCCCGAGAGTGATGGTTGTCCCGCCCCCGCCCGCGTTAACTGTCGAGGATGTAATCCTCCGCCATTGGTCGTGGTTTGTCGCCGACTGAGCAGCCGCCGAATGGAACAGGTTGACCCATCCACCCTTGTAGTGATTCAGTGCTCTCGCGGCAATATCGCGGATTACGACCGTCTTGTCTCCGACAGCCCCGGCAACCAAGTTGGTCGCCTCATAGAAGCCGTCGGCGGCATCGGTGTTCTTATCGACCACGGCATAAATATCCGTGGTCCCGGTGTTGAAGTACCCATACCGGTACACGCGCTCGCCAAGTTGCAGGCGAGTCCCGATGTCAAAGACCTGGACAAGACTAGTCTCGTGGGGATCTTGGAAGGGCTGATCGATCAGCTGGTCACCATCCGAGAGGATGTAATCCACCTTGATCCCGGTCTTAAACCGTTCTGGAATATAGTGTGCGTTCATTGTTTTCTCCTCTTAGCCTTCACACTCAAGGCTCAATCAAGATTGCCAGGGCGTTGGGATTGATGACCGATCCGCCAACGCGCCTGCTGGCCAAGAAGCCAACTAAACCCGACGTGGCATAAATCTCCGTGAGTCTTTGAATGGTCATCCCAACCCTGTCGATGATCCGGTAGGCCGTCCTGAAGTCGCCGAATGCCACAACTCTCATCGTAGTTCCGGGAGCGGGCAACGTGAACGTCGGCATAGAATCGCAAACCACGACCGGATAACCCATCAGTTGATTCGGTTTGCCCGCCTGAAGAGAGGGTTCCCACAGATAGCGCCCGGTTGGAACGTCCAGGAGAATCCTGAGTGCCTGTTCAATCGCCGAGTTCATGACAAACGTCCCGTTCCGTCGATACTGAGCAGGAACCGTATAGATGAGATCCATGATGTCGTTCATGACAATCGCATTGGCGCCCGCCAAAGGATGCGTAGGAACTCCGGCAGCCGCGGGCAGGAAGCCCAGGGGCTGTTGGGTCGCATGACCCGTACCATTCACAAACGCATTCTCTTCCTCGTCAGCCATCGCCCGCGCGAAGCTGTCCGCGACAATCGGTTCAAGCGAAACGTCGCTGTCGCTCAGTTCATCCTTGCCGAGTTTGGTCAGACCTTCGAGGTCTTCCACATACTGCCATGTTTCGAGCGGCACCAACGTGGTTTCGACCGGCGCTCCGCCAAGTTCCAGCTTGCCCCATCCGACCTGGGTCTCAGTGATGCCGCGCAGCCGGATTCTGTCACGATTGATTGTGCGCGAGGAGCATAATGGCCGGATGACGTTGAGTTGCGGGAGAGTCCGATAAATTTCCGCGTCAACTTCTTCAGGAACGAGGATCTGGCCCGTCGCGTCCTCAACGAGCGCCTTCCGTTCGAGGTTGAAATAGTGCTTCGCCTTTTCGCCGAGCTCGAAAATGCCCGTGCGCATGAACTGGAAGAAGTTCTTCTTGTACTCAGCCTTGCCGTCCAGTTTGTCGCCTTCGTCGCCGCTGAGGTTTGGCTTCTTCAGCTTGGCGATCTCGGTATTGATTTCGACCATCCGGGCCTCGATCTTTGCCGAGAACTCTTTGAAGTCGGACGCCGGGAGCCTGCCTTCGAGCTTCTTTTCGTTGGACGCCCGTTCATCCGTCAGGAGCTTCTTGAATTCAGCTTGAAGCTCTTCTACTTTCTTGACAATTTCGTTGTCCATCATTAACCTCCGTTAAAGGTTTTCCCTGGCCTGCTCAATATCGAGCCGCCAGGATTCGAGCAGATGGATAATCTCCGTTGTGCCCGATATGTCTTTATCTTCCTCGGCGGGGTTGGGGTTTCCCGTGTCCTCATCCGAGGGGATAATGTCAGTCTTCACTTCCCCCGCCAGCGCACCAGGGCAAGCCTGAAAGACGCATGGCGAGATTTCCCATAATTTGGCCTCAGTTAGCCGGCGAGTCCCGGTATCCTTGTCCTGCTCATCGCGGACGGTTTGGAACCCGATACTCAATCCGGTGACTGCGCCCTGGCGCATGAGGGAGCGGATCTCGCGCCCGCGCTGCACGTCAACATTGAGCTGACCCTGAACAGCCAGGCCGCGAACATCCTCTTTAGCCTCGATGACGCCAATGGGCTCCATGAGGTTATGCGACCATAGAAGCGGGAATTGCTTGTTGTCTTTCAGCGTCCGCTTGAATGCGCCCTTTACCACGACATCGCCCATTGAATCGACAACATCCCAAATGGACGCATAACCCCGGAAGGTGCCTTTCTCTTCATCGACACCTTCCAATGTGAACTTGAATTCTTTGGTCTCGGTCTTGCGTGTAGTCATCATTCTCCTCCTGTTCCCCCCACCACCGGATAGGTTCCGCACAGGCAATTGCAGACCTCGCCCGCGCTTGCCTTCGGGTCGCCGGGATATGCCATAACCTCCCCGCCAACCGTAAAGTCCTCGTCCAATGCGACCTCTTGGCCGTCCGCCGCGATGTGCGTTTCCCGGCTGTCCGGCACGAATGAGCACATCCAGCCCTTCAACTCCACGAACTCGGTCTCCTTGAACCCCTCAACCGCGCCGTAGTTATCGACCTTCGCGCTCTCCGTCCGCGCCCACAGCCGCGCCCTCCACGGCCCGGGGTCGGTCGCCTTATCGCTCAAGTTCTGCGCGAACTGCGCAACCGTCCAGTTTGAATCATTGGCCTCGTGAATCATGCGCTCAACAATCTCAAGCGTTGTCTCGCTCACCTTCGTGCCCGACTTGAAGATCATGTCCTTGAGCTTTGCGTCCTGAGCGGGCGTCATCGTGAACATCCACGATGTCGGCTTCTTCGGATCGCCTTTCCATGCCAGCGATTTGAACTCGCCATCGTCGAACAGTTCGCCCTTCGATGCTCTCATGCCCGCGTTGCCTGCGCGGATGAAGTGATCGACATACCAGGGCGTGAACGTACGAGCATATCGCTTCGCCTCTTCATTGATGCTGAAGATATCGGCGGCGATAACCCCGCTTGTTGAGATGAGCTTGGATGCCTTTTGCCGGAGCGCATCGGCTTGGGCGCGAAGATAGCCTTTCGCCAACTGCTCGAACGATTTCTCGCGTGTCTTGACCCGCGCTTCGAGCGTCAGCC